TGGTCTGCGAACTCGACCATGCCCTGGGCGCCGGTGGTGGCGGTTGGGTGGGCGCGGCCTTGCTCGTGCTGGGTTAGGGCCTGGGCGGCTTGGTCGGCTACAGCCTGATCTCCGGCTTCCGAAAATTCACGGGTAGCCAGAACCACGCTAGGATCCGTTTTCAGCTGGACCACGGAGGTGTCACTAACCAGGATCACCATGCGGATGAGCTTGGTCTCATCGCTGCCCTGGGACTGAACAGGCTTGTACTGCTCGGCGTGGTTGCCGACAAAGATTGCGTCGCCGGCATCGTCATAAAGCATCAGCTCGCGGATCGTCCAGCCACCGACTTCCGGCGGTATAACCAGTTCGGCGACCAGCCAGTTCGAGTTTGTTTCATGTTGATACAGCCGGTTCAACTGCGCTCGATAAACCTCACGGGCAAGGGAGTCCCAGCTCGCATCGGGCTCAACCTGTGCGCCGTCACCGTCACCGATCGCCATGCCAACAATGTGCACTCTGCCATTGGTGGACAACGCATAAGACAATCGAGCTGCACCGATATCGGTCGGCAACGAATAAATCTGATCTTCTTCCGTCATTGTGGGTATACCGTCGTGGTCGATGTTTCAGTTACCGCTGCGCCGTAATACAACGGCCCGCGCACCTCGCTTTCTTTTTCGGGGTAGGGGTAAACGGTGGTGGTTCCACCGAAGGAAACAGCTGCGCCGTAATAGAGCTTTCCCCGAGACTCGCTGGTGATCGTCAGCGACAGCACATCCCGCTCGGCTTTGGCGTCCTCAAGCCGGCGCGTGAGCCTCTCCTGGGTATCAGCGTTAAGAGCCCCGCGAGCAAGAGCGTTAACCAACAGTGAATAGGGCTCACCGACCGGGTCTTCGCCATGCCAGGGACGAACCTCAACGCCAAGCCCGAGGGACTCCACCGCGATTTCAATCGCCCGGCGTGTTCCGGCGAGGCGCTGTGTTGGCCAGGCCGCCGCAACCGTACTGCGTTTTTCCTGCTCTCCGGATTCCGGATCCCACTCCCGGACGCCATGGTCGACACCCAGATACGGCAAAAACTCGACCGGTGTTCGCTCGGCGTCCAGCAGCTCCGGAAACGGTGGGTTGATTTCGCCAAGAAGGTCCGAAAAAGCACGCTCGAAAGCCCGTTCAAGGGCGCTCGCATTGATTGGCAGTACAGTGCTCATAGCGTCAGCACCTCCACCGAAATGCCTGTGCAATACGGAGCCTCATCCCATGCCGCCGAAATCGGCGCCAGAGGATCCAGCAGGTCAACCTTTATTGCCCCGCTCTCATGCAGGTGGTGATAGACCCAACTGGGGTCGACGGCGCCTTCCAGGGCGTGCTGTTCGTCGGCGTATTCCTGCAGGCTGGCAACCGCCGCCGACTCTGTCAGCGCGCTGTCCGGTCCTGGGTAGATGTAAGCCTTTGCGCTGATCTGGTAAGGGATGATCGTCGCCGCCTTTACGACCACGTCATCGGTTTCCGGCCGAACGTCGTCGCGGTCGTAATGAGCGCGCTCTGCGTCCAGCAGGTCGGCCGATGGAGTGCCGTCGCCGTCACGGCCAAGCACCGCCACGGTCACTTCACCAGGTGCAGTCCTTCGGGCTTTCACGTCCTTCACCTGGGCAGCCCAACTGTCCGGCTCGAACTGGTAGCGGACCACCACTTCACCGGCTTTCGGAGTCTCCACGGTGACCTTTGCCCGATCTGACAACGTCAGGCCCTCGGCCCGGTAGTGCAGGCGAGATCCGGCGGCCGGAGCGTGCGGCGCGAGGAAGTACCGCAACCTCAACCGGTCATCGTCTTCCATCACCGCCGGTACCGGCGGATATGCGCTCGGGTCGGCCTCCGTGATCGTTTGTCGCTTTATCCCCAGGTCTGCTACCTTTGCGTCCAGGTTTGATCCTTCCGCCCACCAGGCGAGCATCTGGGTTATCTGCTCGTTGTAGTGGCGCGTCTGCGTCTGCAGCACAACCGTGGCCGCTTCCAGCAGCTTGGTGACCACCTCGGCCTCGTTGTCCAGCGCCGCCCCAACCTCGGCCGCCTGGTCCGGATCTTCTTCCTGGATCGCGGCGATAACCGTTTGCTTGAACCGGCTGAGTAGATCCTCGAACGCCGGCGTTTCAACAATCTCTGGCTTTGCAAGCCGGTTCTGTCCGGGGATCTGCATTATGTTTTCACCTCAAATTTCACCCGTTCATGGCGCCAGATGCCCTTGAAACTGAGCAGCACGCCCGGCCCGTCAGACCGGCGGGACGCCACGCAGCTTTCAACGCTGAAATCCCCGATGCCGTTGGCCGGGTTATAAAGCGCCTCGATAGCGTAGCCCTGGGCCTTCAGCAGCAGCTCATCGCTCATGTTCTTGCCCAGACACTCAGGCACACGGCTGCCGAACGTCCGGCGATGCTCGCGAGAGCCAACGGGCGTTGTCATCACCTGGGTTACACGGGAAACAAATTGATCCCAGGCGCCGATGGTGCGCCCGGTTCGTCGGTCCATACCGATCATTGGATTACTCCGGCGGGCTGGTCGAAGCTCCGTCGCCCTGCTCTTTGTGGGTGTGCTGGACGAAGCTCTTATTGCTGGCTATAACATCCTGATCAGTTTCGATGTTGCCGGTAGACGTCATGCCACTGCCGCCGAGAGTGCTTATGCCACCCTGGTTGGTCACCGGCCCGTTCAGCGCGATCGCCGGTGCGGTCTGCTGAATCATCTGGCCATTCAGGTAAATCCCGGCGGCGTCCAGAAGAAATGTTGAGCCGTTGCTAGACAACTCAATCTGATCCCGATCGGCGACGATCGAAGATCCGCCGATATCCCAGGTCAGTCGGTGCTGGGCATGGTCGTAACTGAATTGCGTACCGTCTGGGTACTCCCGGCCATGAACATCCAGGCTATCCCAGGGCGCCGGGTTCGCCGCACTGAACAGACCGCACAGCGCAATCACCTGGGCGCCATCGTCTCCCCCGCCGTAGTTCAGCAGCGCGCACTGCTCACCTACCGTGGGCGGATCCCACTCCCGGCTGCCGCCGGCGCGCAGCGATAGCCATTTAATCCACGGTGTTTCGTTGTCACCATGCTGTACCCTGCACCGGGGCGGATTTGCCTTGACCGCTGACACAACGCCGATCCGACCCTGATTTCTAAGCCGGCGCTGCGCGTCATCCGCTGCAGACTGAGCCTCGGCCATTCGCTCCTGGAATGGGCCGAGGGCGTCGGCAATCAGCTGATCAATCAATTCACGCATTAAGCTGCTCGTAGTCGTTTGGATCGTCGCTGGCGTCACCGCCATCGCTGCTGGCATTCCAGGCAATCAGGCCGGTGGCGTTGTCGCCGAGCTTCGTGGCTTCCGGATCCGGAGCCGCTGGCCCCAGATAAATCACCTGCTCGAACGAAACCGCCCAAGCCTCGTAACCATGTTCACCGCCGGAAAACATCGAGGGCGCTGAGCTAACTTCCTCGGGCGCTGATATCGCCAAATGACTAATACCCCAACGGTGGTCCGCTTTTGTCGTTACCACCCGCTGCAGGGCGCTGGTCAGGTTGACCGCTTCCAGGGGCGCGCGGTGCCGGCGCTTGGCCACAACACCATGCAGCGTGATCCGGTACCGGCTCCCCGGGCGGCCATCGTTGGAGTGGTTCGCCGGGGCCGATCGCTCAAACTCGATCAGCACCATGGCATCGCCGACAACACCATTGAACTCGTCGTAATTGCCGACGGTGATCCCTGAAATCCGCTCGATGAGCTTTCCGGATATCTGGTCAAACACCTCGGACGGCTGCTCAATCACGGGTAAGGACATGGCGGGCCTCCTGCTCAAAAATCTCGGCGAAGCGGGTTGTGGCCCGGCGTTCCCAGCGCTGAATCACTGGCAAGGCATCGTCCTGCCAGTCCTTGGTAACTTTCTCGATCGGCAGCCGCTCAGAGCCCTTGCGCCGCCACACCATCGGAGACCCGCTTCTCATTGGGTCGACAAAGGCATGATCGTAATCCTGACGGCCAACCCGAACGCCGGTCGGCGTCTGGCGGGGATTGCCCAGGTAGTGCACCGATATCGGGTCGAGACCAACCCACAACCTGGTAACTCGCTCGCCGCGTACCGGGTACACCCGGAACCGGACTTTGAGGGGCCGCTGCACGATACCCAGCTCTTTCCCCAACTCCCGGGCCGAGTGCGTCCGCAACCACTGCGCGGTTTTGGTCAGTGCCCGATCGGCAGCCCGGTCAAGCTCTTTCCGGGCTGCGTTCAGAATGTCCGGAGCGCGAGCCAAGGCCTCGCTCATGTCGATATCAAGACCGAAGCCAGCCGGCATGGGTGTCACTCCTCTCCTGCCACGGCGTGAGAATCAGCTCAATCCGGAGCCGCCCCAGTGGTTCAAAATCGCTGATGGCATAGTCGCTTCCGTCAACGACCACGCGGGTGTTCCGCCAATCGTCCGGAAGATCGAAATGGGCGATCTGCAGCGGCTTTTCACCAGGTGCGACTCTGAGGCCGGCACCCACGCCGTGATCACGCTTGAGTGACTCTCGGCCGACGGGCTTCCCCCACTTGGCGTGAATCTCTCTGGGCTCGTTTTCGCCTGGAACGTGAAGATCGGCGATCACCCCGAAAAACTCCGGATCGAAGAAGATCGCCCTATCGTCGTCACCGATCACTTGCTGGCCTTGGTGGCGTTGGTGGATTTGGTGCCACCGCTCTTGGCAGAGTTATCGCCAGAACCGGCTTTCTCGGCATCGCCCTGCTTTTCCTCGGACTTCGATTCTCCACTGCTGGCAGTTGCGTCGCCTTCGGATTTTCCCGAATCCGAGGTGGTCGCTCGCCGAGCTGCAGCCAGCTTCTCCGGGTCACCCTCACCGCCACTGCCAGCGGCTTTCCCGTCAAGCGCGTCCAGCTCGTCATCAGTCGGATAATGCGCCTGCCCGGTGCCGACCAATTCTTTAGCCTTGCCCTTCGTGCATTTGAACGGCTCACCTTTGCGAACCATGCCGCCCGGAATTCCGAAATCGTCATCAGCGATGACGCGAACGAAATCAATCTCTTGCTTTTCCATGATTTAACCTCGTGCTTGAAAAAGCCGGGGCCGGAGCCCCGGAACACCTGCCCGCTAGTCAGGAAGGATTAGGCCGCCGGCGCGCGGGTGGCCTTACAGAAGGATTCCGGACGGCGAACATTGGTGTCGACATCCTGGAACACGCGAACCACCAGGCCATCACTGGCCGCCTGGGCATACGGGTCAGGCTTCAGATCAAGAACGCCCCACATACCGATAACGATCTGGCTCCAGTCGCCAAACAGCCAGGTGTCTGCCGGCATCTGGTTGGTGGCAACCGCGTTATAGCCATTGACCTCGTTACCCTTGGACCAGAGACGCTCACCGGTGCCGTCAAACACCTGAGTCGCTTTTGCGGCACCACGCTGACCAACGCCGGTCACATAGCTCAGAGCGCCATCGTCAGCGTTGTAGGTAGACACCTTGGTTTCCATCGCCAGGATGGATTCCCAATCAATGCCAGCGTTCGGAAACTCGATCGCGTTCAGGCCGGTCTGGTTGAGCAAGCCCAGAGGCTTGTTGTTGAGTCCGTCCGCCGTGAGCTGCGCCAGATCAATCGCAACGCCGATACCGCTCACCAGATCATCGATAATCATGGCATCGACGGACATGCTGGACTGCTTGCGCAGCTTCCGGGAGACCGGTATGGAGCCGGCAACAGTCTTCGGGGACAGCCCAAGCGTTGACATGTCGAAGTCGCTGTCTGTGACGTCTTCGTTTTCTGCCAACCAGTAGAAGTTGGACCCGCTCACCTTCTTCGGAATGTCGAGATCGCCCTCAAGTCCGGAGAGCATGCGCGCGCCCAGGCGGGCAATAACCGTTCGATTGCGCAGAATGTCGATGAACTGGTCAACACGCAGATCGGTATCCACCAGCTCGCCACCCTTGCCAGCCGTTCCGACTTCCAGGCCACGCTGCTGGAGCATCGGATGATGAGCATAGGCGCGCATCAGCATGTCGTGGGGCACGTAAAAACCGCGGGCTTCAGTGCCGATCTTGTCAGCCACGGCGATTGAGAGCTCACGCTCAAACCCTGCCTTGCTCCAGTCGCCAGTGGCGGCCGCATCCAGGGCGCGCATCAGGGAATATTGCTCGCCCTCTTTGCTGGTCACGCCCAGGGACTCCGAGGTGATGTGGCGCTGAGCTGCGGTTTTGCCCTGGTTAAACTGAGGAATGTCACGCGGCTGTGCGCCACCGCCGGCCGGGGCAGGTTCTGGGCTCATGCGCTCCATGATCATGGCGCGCACCTGGTCAACGCCGTAACCCTTCTGGATGGCGTCATTAGCCAGGGCGCGCTGGTTAAAGCGTTCGCACATTTCGTTGATGTCGGCCACGCGCTGGCGCTCTTCGGCCAGAACATCGCCAGCCTGCTGACTTACAACGCCGCGCTGCTGTTGGTTGCCGGCGCCAGCCGCGTTGTTCTGATCGTCGGCGCCGGGATTTTTTGCTGCTTGAGGCATGCGATTTTCCTTTACAGTGATAGTGTGCTTGGGTGCTTCAAATGACCGGCCGACGCCGACGGTCGGGTCAACCGGAACGGAAACTGAGGAAACCTCGAACGGCTCCCACTTGGTTACGCGGTAGGTATCCATTCCATCGCGCTCGGATTCGAGCACCATTTCGTGGATCAGATAGCGCGTGCTGATATTTCGGCGGATCTCGTCGACAACGTCCTGGAAGACCGTCTCGGCTTCGTCGCTGCGCGAGAATCGAACCCTCGCCCGCAACTTGCGATCACCATCGAGCCAGGCGTCTTCAACCACGCCGATCTGGCGCCAGTCGTTGTGCTGGTCCAGCAACGGGGCGCCGCTTTTCAGCCGGGTCAGGTCGACCGCTTCCGGCGAGTGGTCGAGAATCTCCATGCCGAACCAGCGGCGGAACGGATACTCACTGGAGACCGCGACTTCCACCGTGCGCTTTTCAACGTCGATGCTGCCGTCAACCACGGTCAGGGCTCGCATCAGCGGCTCGCCCTCAATCTGACGCACTACCGGATCAGGCGGCGTCGCTGTCTTCGTCTTCGCTTGTGGCATCTGTTGATTCCGTAGGTTTGTCAGTGGATTGGTCGGCGGATACAGAAAGGCCCCGCTCTCGCAGGGCCTCTTCTTCTCGGGCTATTTCGTCGAATACCTCGTCCGGGTCATCGCCACCCTGGCGGATGTAGTAGCTCCGCGACTTGGTTCGGTTGCCGATGGACTCGGTTGCCGCCTTCGCGTCCTTCGCCGGGTCTACCCAGTCCCATCCGCGTGGCTGCCAGGTAACGTCCAGATAACGCTCTATGCTCGCGAACCGAAGGCGCAGCGCGGAGGTCAGCATCGACATCTCAAGCCAAGCCTCAAAGACGAAATCCATCAGCTCAGATATCGCGAACTGCTGTACCCCTTTGTAGAAGTCCCGCTCGTCCAGATCCCCGGAGCGCATTGAACTAAAATTGACGCCCTCAAGGTCATTCGCGAGCCGGTTATAGCTCGGCCCCAGACCTGCAGCTGTGCCCCGCAGGCCCTGCTTTATGAATGGTGCAAAGTTGGTTGCCGGGTGGTCCGACTTGTACGGGGTAAACTTGAGGCCATAGGGCAGCACCTTCGCCGTTCCGGCCTCGATCTCTTCCTCGACTTCCGCGTCCTGCTCGTCCTCCCCGGGCGGATCAACCCACTCCGCGTCCTGCTCGAAAAACCCGGTGAGCTTTGCGCCATGCTCGGCCGCCAGAATCTCGTTATTCCGGTACTCGTCCAGGTGGTAGAGCTCAAGCATTGCGGCATGGGCCCAGGTAAACCCTCGCGCCTGGTGCGGCCGCCACGGTTCAAACGTGTGCAGCAGCTCCGAGGCCGGAATCCGCATGTGCCTGCGACGCGCCGGTGGGCGCTGCTGGGTATCGCCTGGGTGATCAATCAGGAGGTAATACGCGACCGGGCGTTCCCACTCGTCCAGCTCCACACCCATTCGTACCCGGTTGCCATCGGGCAGCAGGTCGTTGTAATGGATGTCGAGCCGATCGCATTCCAGAATCTGCAGGGCGAACCCCCACCGATTAGGGAAGTTCCGCACCAGCCGCACCATCACTTCACCGTCACGGGCGAGCGTCTCGATCCACAAGTTCAGAAACGTAACGGAGCTATAGCGGCCGGTAACGTCGAAATTCCCCTTTTTACAAAACCGCTTCCATTCGCGCTCGATCTTCTGCCGGGCGCGCTTGTCCGGCTTCCCGGCCGGTGTTTTCGCTTTCGACTGCAGCTGGATTCCTCGAGGGCCGACCACGTTCTGCTTCAGCAGCCGGTGAAAACGCTTGATGTATGGGCTGTTTATGGACTGCTCACGAGAGCGCTGGCGCAGCGTTTCGTGATCCCGATAGACCACTTGGTTAGCGTCACCTGCAGTCGTTCTGGCACTCCACCCCCTGGTCAGACGAGAGCGCCGGGCTGCCTGGAAGCTGCGCTTCATTCCGACGGTCGCATACCACGCGACGTTAAAAGCGCGCTGCAGGATGCTCGGCTTGTGTCGACTCATCCGGGGTAACTCCACTTAATGGTTTTTGCGAACAGGCCACCGCCCCGGCGCCCTTCCCGGGCAACCTCCCGCTGGTAGCGAGTGCGCAGGGCTTCGAGGCGCTCGATCGGGATCCGGTCGAGGCGCTCGCCGTCGACTTCGTAACTCTGGTAATCCTTCGGGATGCGCTTTTCCAGGGCCGCTTCGATCAGGTCGAGCATTCGCCGGGCGTGGCTGCGCATATCCTCCGGGGCCTCAATGGCCAGGAGGTTTGGCAGAATCTCCAGATCACCGGAAGCCAGCGTCTGGCGCTGAGTGCCAGCAACCACATAAGCGATCCAGCGATACCAGCCGGCAGGCCAGTTGCTGCTGTCGGCTGATTCCACTTCGATCAGGTAATCGCCGTCAGCTCCCTCGATACCGTCAATATCGATCGCATGAGGACCGCGCAGCGCATACCGCAGAGACCAACCATCCTCAACTGGATAATCGGGCGCCTGGGCACGCCAGGTAACGCTGTCTCCGGATCGAATTTCAGGTGGTTGCATGCTTATCGCCTACGTCGTTTAACTTTGTATCGGGCTTTTTTCTTCGGAGCCGGTGCGCCCCCCTCTTTGGGCTGGCCAGGGTTGCCGCTGCTCTCTGCTTCAACCTCGTCAGCCGGTTTGCCAGATTCCTGCTCGTCCTGCTCGTCCTGCTGACCAGAGCTAAACCGCTTCAGGTCTCCCAGCGTGAGAGCATCACGCTTGCGCCGATGCAGCCGGGCGCGCAACGCCATCACGTATTGCATGGCCTCACAGTCCAGGTAGTGGTTTTCGCCAACCTGGTCATATTTTCCGGTTGATTCGTTCCACTCCTCGCCCACGATCTGTTTGCAGTAATCGTCGGTGACGTCGGTCGGGATCAGCCACCAGCCGGGGAAGCGGTCAGCATCACCGGATTGCGCACGGCTGATCCGGCTGTGTACCCAGCGCTTGGCCAGCGGGGAATCAAACACCCAGCGGGCATCACCCCGCTTGCGCACCTTGCCCTTTCGGTCGACTTCCACCAGCTCTTTTTTGAAAGGCTTGTCGAGCTTCTCGCGCCCCCGCAGAGCAACCGCCCGACCCTTGTGGGCGTTGATGAAGGCGTATACCTGGTCATCCCGGTAACCGACATCGATGCCGGTTTCGTTGATGCCGTGGCCGGCATACTCGGTATCGATGAACTCAGAGAGGTCATCCCATACCAGGTCTTCATCCGTGTTGCCCCATAGCTCGCCATGATCCAGGAGCTGGGAGCCCATGCCCGGGAACCAGGCGCGAACGGTGTAAACCAGCCGACGTTTCTGAACGTCGATTGTGCAGAAGATGCGGAGCGGGTCCGGCAGGACCAGCTCACCAGCGGCGTATGCCCAGCGCATGGCTCGGATTTCCTCCCACGTCGGCACATCGCCAACTTCTGCGTATAACTGGCCAAACCCGGTGTTGTAGACACCCATAAGAGTGGCCGGGTCTCCCGTCCGCTGAGCTTCCAGGAGCTTTTTGGCCAGGAACCCATAGCTTTTCTTGGCCGCGAACGAGCAAAGTCCGGACACCCACAGGCTGTAGTGGCTGGAGCCTTCGGTTTCGGCCACGCCCTGAATCTCGCCAGCGACCACCTGGTCGCCTTCCCGACGGGCCGGCGCTATCGATTCTCCCGGCGCGACCGCCACGCCCCTGGCATTCATCCACGGGCGGTACTTGTCTTCAATCTGAGTACCACAGCAGCTGCAGGTTAAACGGGCCTCCCGCTCAGCCTGGTCTGGTGAGCACTCGTCTTTCGAGCCACGGCCAGGCCAGTGCAACAACTCAAGATGCGGGATGAAGTAATCGAGACACTCCGGGCAAGGCACTGCCCATTCATGGCGTGTGCCGCTCTGCCAGAGCCGCCAAACCTTCGAGGTAACCGCGCCTTTTTTGCCCGGCTGCCAATGCCAGAGCCCCGTTTCCGGATGCTGGCGCTTGTCGACCCGGCCGCGCAGCGGCGTTGCCGTATAGCCGACCTTTGAGTCGACATAGGCATCGCCACGCGCTTCAATGATTTCGGTGGTGTCGCCTTCTCCGGTGTTAACGATCCGGTCCACTTCGTCTACCAGGATCAAACCGGCAGAGTCAGCAGCGAGCTCGGTCGGCGATCCGGCCCAGGCAAAGCGGAACTTTGTGCCACCGATCCACTTGGTGAACTGGGTCGACCGGCGCTTGTCGTATTTCCGCCAGAGATCCGCGCACTCGCGGAACATGTCCATGAACTTTGGTTCGACGGTGCTGGTGATCAGCGGTTTTGTCGGCGTGACATACAGCACCGGCGTCGGATCTTCATCGAGCCGGTGGCCAACCACGTTTTCCATGGTCACCGACTTGCCCATCTGCGTTCCCATCACGAACGTGACGCGGCGGAACTGCGGCTGAGCGAAAGCCCAGGCAACGGGCTTCATGTAGGGGTTACTGTCGGGATTGAATGGACCAGGTACCGGCGATGCCGGTGGCATGATCCGCTTGTCGCGGGCCCACTCGTCACTCGTCCTCGGCGGCGGCGCTTCCACCATCTTCGCCATCGAGCGAATCAAACGAGTCAAGCTCAGCAACGAGCTCCGATGCTGACGATTCAAGGCGCTCGGCAGTAGATCCACGGATCCTCCTGGTTTCCAAGTGGAGCCGCTCTCTGACTTTTGCCGGATCATCGATCACTGCCAGGTCAGAAGCGCACCGGCTCGAAAGACTGTCGAGCTGCGTCGCAAGTACAGCGCCCACCGCATGCAGAATCCTGCCAACAGCATCCAGCGGCACCAGGCGGCGGCGTTCCTTATCAATCTCGATCTGTAATTTTTCCCGGCGCGCTTTCTTCAGCAGCCGGTCTTCAGCGCTGGCCGAGCCCACGCCGTCTTCGTCGAGGTCTTCATCTTCATAGCCGACCTGCCGACTCACCTCCCGACGGATCAGCCAGTCGATGGCGTCCTCGGTGTCTATCTCCAGCGGCCGGCCTTTCCCGCCACCACCGGAAATTGGCATTCCTTCATCGATCCACTTCCCGACCCAGCGCTCCGACTTGCCCACCATCTTGGCGAACATTTTTCGGCTTACGATCTCACCCATTGAGCGCTCCATGAGAAAGGACCAATTGAACAAATGGACCAAAGCACAAATGTACAAATGTCCTTTATTTCAGGGTGCGTAATGGGTGGCTGTCCAAATGGCCAAATGTGCATGAGTGCTGGCTTGGCGGCATGTTCAGCCACCCGCCGACCAGCAGCCAGAGAAAGGAAGTAAGGACTGAACTTTTCCGAAAAAAAACGCGCGAATCTCGCGCGTTTCACACCCGTGACAGGCAAAATGCCAGGGAGTACCTAAAGCCCTTTGAGATCCTTGAGAGTGGCTCGGAGCTGCTCTCCTTCCTGGCGCTGCTCGTTGGCCTGAGAGCTTCCGAAGAAGAAATTGAACACACAAGCCAGGGCGGTGCCCAGCAGGAAGCCGAGAATGGTGTCGGCAAACCGGCGGCTATCGTCCGGGATCTCGATGAACGTAATTGCGCCAATGTAAATGAACGCAAACACCGACCAGACGGTCGCAAAGTAGTAAATGAATCGCTTTGCGAACTTGTCAGACTGGCCCAGGGCAGCAACCTGCATCGAGCGCGCGTCAGCGCGATCCTTCAGAGCCAGCTTTTTAAGCTCATGCTCGTTGTCGATCAGTTTCTCTTCCACGGCCATAAGTGCCTTTGGATCACGCTTCACTGCGTCCAGGGCGTCTTCTGGCGTTTTAGTTCCAGTGGCTTTTTTGGCAACGTCGACGACGCGGTTTGCAACTTCTTCGCCGTTGTCTCCGCCGATCCATTGGCCGATTTTGCTGGTTAGGCCCGTCGCTTCTGCGAGAGCCAGTGCGATGCCGATAGGTTCCACACATCCTCCTGCGGCTATGCCGCGTTGGTTTCGATCCATTCGCGCGGCACCGGGCGCTGGTGCAGCACATTATCGAGCAGTCCGACCACGCGGCTGAACC